TTGACCTCGGTAATCATCATGTAAACTTCGGAGCCGCCCTGCGCCTTGATGGCGTTGAGCTTATCCGCCTCATACGCCCCGTTGCGTTGCCGCATGGCCATGAGCATAATATCGGTGATGGGGTCACGCGAGATGCGTGCAGCATCCCAGCACTCTTTGATGTAAGCCGTGATGCCGAGCATGACAGGACTGCCCTGCCGTGCTGCTAGGTCCTTATCGGCCTGTTCCCGCTCTTGGCGGACAAGCTCATCATTACCGACGACGCGAAGTATTGTCAGACCTGCCATGTTGGTATCACCTCAATACCGCGAGTTCTTTACAGGATGCCTGTAATTTCTTCATGTTCATAACAGGGCCTCCCTTACCGTTTTGTAGAATATAACCTGATACTGTACATCTAGCAAGAGAAACCCCTCCGGGGGTGGGCCGGAGGGGTTAGGTCGAGCAGGCCGTGGATGTGGGAGGAGAAATCCGCCGGCGCACTTTGTATATCACGCCCATCCATTGGCGTCAACTCGTCTCACCTCTCGCCGCGTGTGCATCATCGCACCACTGTCGAGACTGCCGATGTGCATCATCAGGTAACTAACTGCGTCGCCGATGTGACTGTGTTTGCCGGCACTTCCTGTCTTCTCCAACCCGTCGCCGTTCTTCTTGAACCGGTAGCCGCCCATCATGGCAGCCTTAAGCCGGTTGCAACTTGGGTCGATCAGCAGCCCCGGATCACCGTCAACTTGTCGCATGAGGTAGTCGTCGACTGCTGCGATGCGCGCTGTGATGTTGTTGGTCCGGGCAGGCATAACCCTGAACCCTTCGGCCTTGATGATGTCGACCGCACTGCGCTCGTCGGTCTGCGCCCGCTGCACACCGGCTGGGTCAACCACAATGACGATGGGCGCACCGGAGAACTTCTCGTAAAGCAGGGGCTTGAGCACCGTGCGCATGAACCTCTGGATGCCCATGTCGTAACTGACGGCCTCTGCCATGATGAGTGCCCGGCCGCGTGGGTCTTGTTGCCCAATTACTGCGGCCGGGGTGAGGCCAAGGTCCATACCGACAATGACAGGACGAGTGCCATTGGTGATGGCCCGAAGGGTCTGCTTGGCCATGTGGTAGTCCGGCCTAAAGTACTTGAACACCGGCGTGCCGGCAAGCGATAATCCATACTCGCCGTCAATAAACACCCGAATGTACTCATCCGAACGACCCTGCGTATCGTAGTAACCCTCTGGTAGATTCTCAATATTCTCCGCGTAGGGGCTCCGTCCGCTAGGCTGTTTGAACACATCCCAACCGTTATCGTTGCGGGACACCCCATCGGACGGGTCGATCTGTTCCATCTGGTAGTACCACCACGTGTCAACCGTCGGCGGGTTGGTATCCGCCCACATCCCGTACCACGTAGCCCCGCCATCCTTGGCCGAGGGGAATCGGCCGATACGTTTAGACATAGCGTCCACAATATCGGGCACAATGTCCCTGCACTCGTTGAACCATGCGAAGGTAAGTTCGAGGGAGTTCAAGTTAGCCACGTCATCGGCGTCATCTAGGGCGCGGAACATGATCTCGCACTCTACATCGCCCACTTTGAAGAAGTAGGTCTTCGTAGTGCGCATGAAATTCCCACACACCCCCGGCGGGAACCAGTCTAGGAAGGTCTTGATGGTCGTATCGCTTAACTGACGTACAGTTTCACGTACAACAGCGCATCGGCTCTTCCGAATGCCCTCTGCATTGGGTTTCTGCTGGCTGGCCCGCCGGATAATCTCGAAACAGCAGGCCACGCTCTTGCCGGAGCCCACCGGGCCCATGATTACCCGCATTTTCTTGTCGCTGTTCATCATTTCCGCAACGGTAGCGGTCGGTGTGTAGGAGATATCAAGGGCCATCGTATATTACTACCATATATAGCCACTTTCCGGGCTTCGGACGGGCGTTTCTAGTGGTTCTGTAGGACTTGCGGGCGATACGGAGGTCGTAAATGTACTCTTGAAGGGCTAAAAGCGACCAAAAGTGGTGCACATCAGGCTTCATCGGCGTAATCCGCGTCCTCAACGATGGGTTTAGTGGTTACATCTAGGGCCTGTCCACCCAAATTGATAGTGATGGTCACTCCACCACCGCCACTTTGCCCTTCTCCGGGCGCAGTCGTGTCTAATCCTGCCCATTTAACCGTACTCTTGATGAGATCGGCCTTCACGGCGGGGCTAACTACGGGATCGTGGATAAGTAACCACGAGGTGCGCAGCAATTCTTCGGCCTGTGCCCGGGCTTTGACCCGGAATGTTAAGCCCTTGGTATGTACTTCCTCTCGATACGCCTCGACCTTCTTGAGGAAGTGCTGATCTTTGTTGAAGGTGAGCAAGTCGTTGGCATCCAGATCGTGTCGATCTAGCAGATCGCTAAGCTTTTCCCCGCTGCCTTCTAAGAGAAGGGCGAGATCGAACGCAAAGCGATCGTTCCACTTGGTGTCTATGGGGCTCATGTACATAAGCTGAGGATAAACCGGCTTCGTTTCTGAGTCAATGTGTTATAAGATATGATGTATAAATGTAAAGTATTGATTTTTTGGGTCGTGTTATGCGGGGTTTACTACACTACGGGGGGGGCAGAAAACCTCTGTCCAACCCCCCCACCCCCCTTGCCCGTGCCTGACCCTGCTATAAGGCAACAGAACCGCTTAAATTGACATTCCCGACATCTCGTGCCATAAAGAATACACCGAACGGCAGAACATCGCCGGACGGTAGCGGGAAACCGCGCCGCTCTTTGACATCGTTAGTATGGCCCTAGGCAAGTATTGCCGATGATGGGCGGCAGAAGTTCTAGTTCTCTGTCACACACAAACAGGAGGCCAACATGGCCAAACTTTTCGAAGGCAACGTCGCTATCGTTCCGGTCAAAGTGGGATCGGACGTGTTCAAGCTGGTGCCCAAGGGCGCTGGGAAGCACAGCGCAGCGGACACAATCGTGGCCGCGATCAAGGCGAACAAGCTGAAAATGTCCGGCTGGTCCATCTGGGCTGACGGCTTTGACGCTCCGCTCGCCAAGGGCGCAGACGTCAGCTTTGCGGCTTTCACCAAGCTGGTGAAAGAAGCGACCACAATCGAGCTGGTGCTCGTGAAAGGCGCCTTCCCGCAGCCCAAGCTGAAAATCACCAAGGGCGAAGGCACGCAGCGGCCGACGAAAGCCGCAGCACCTAAGGTGGAATTCTAAGAACAGGGCGGGCCCGAAAGGGCCCGCCTTCCCTCTCTCACAAGGAAACAAAATGAAGATCGACCAAATCCAACAGGCTGCGGTTCGCCGCGCAGAAACCTACCTGCGCAAGAAACTCCAGCCGCAACCACGGGCAGCACTCGCTGAGTGGGCGAAAGAAACCATCGCAACTGCCCTCTTCGTGGCCTGCGTCATCGCAGCGTTTATCGCCGGCCTATCTCTCTAACTTAACACCAGCCCGTCTAGCGAAAGCTAGGCGGGTTTTCTTTTGCCTTTTTATTTTTTGCTCGTTCCTCGCCATACGTCGGGGGTCTGTAGCCCGTATACGAAGCGGCCTAGTCGTCGCGCATACTAGAGCATTGCATCGGGGGGCAGTGTAAAGGTGCGGCTAAGTGCTTGATATTACAGGGACTATCTAAACTTAACACGAGATGTCGTGTAAAGAATGTTAAGTTCTGATAGTGAACACTGATGTTAAATATGTTCAGAACGCAATGAAACCAATGGGTTAGCGAAGCAAAGAGTCCGTGTATATATATATATTATCTAAACTATCTATACTATACATAGTTTTTTCGTTGATGGACCCACGTTTTTGGCCTTTTTTTAGTTCGTGTAAAGAAACCTTCTTAACACGACATACATGGACCCCTAAATGTTGCGCGACCCTACTACTTTTTCCTTAGATAGTTGAGATAGTGATTTTATTATGCTGCAATATCAAGGACTTGCACTATCTATTTCCCCCTCCCGAAACTGGATACTTTGCCTACTTTACATGTAAAGTTTAGATAGTTGACGTCTAATGACCCCGATTCTCGCGTATAGCGCGTGCAAATCGTAGATAGTTGCTCATATGATTCTCCCCCCTACCCCCCAAACTTGACACGAAAATCGGAATCTGGCACAAGGGTCGGGCCGAGCAACCATCCAACCAGACTGAGTATGTCGGCTTAACAAACAAACACACAAGGAAACTTAACATGACGAAGTGGTCGAAACTGGCTGAACTAGCCGCCCTAACTGCTGATGTAAAGCAGTGCCTTACAGTAGCTCCCTCTTTACGTCCCTATCTCAGCCTCTCTCAGGCCGTATATGACTACCATGTTGGTCATGAGATGGTAGTGCTGGATCAATCCAGTCCCCTTAACAACTGCCGTATCACTGTCTTGGATGCTAAGACACTCAAGCAGACCTATGGCATCAGTCATCTTAACATTGTGTTCAATCGTGGTATGTCACCGGTAGAGGTGGCACTATGAAACTTGAATATGTCAAGCCGACCAAGGACCAACAGTTGGCCCTTCTACGTATCGCTGTTCGTTGGGACAAGTCCTACAGACTGCTTCGCCGTGGCCTTCACAAGACATCGTTCTTGGACAATGCCGTTACTGTAACCCCTGATAATGGCAACATCTGGTTGCTGATCGAAACCGATGGATACACACACTCATGAGAACCCTCACCACAACCTTCATCCCGTCTAGTGAGTTCAACTTGCCCTATCACCCAGCCTATGGACTGGACAACAGGACGAGAGTGGAAGTGCTGCGCTCTGTCATTCACTGGAAGCTGACAGTCAAGCAAGCTGCTCGTATTCACAAACTTAGTCAGAGCACTGTCTACCGCTGGGTAGCAGATGTTAAGAAACCCAACACACAAGGAACCAAGTAATGTTTGGTAACAATGCCGTTCCCCCGCCTCGTTTGCTTAGCTATGGCTCAGCACTACGTCATTACAACAGTGTCGTCCCCATTAGGGGACGTTCCACTGACGTTCGTCCTGCTACGCCGAACCGCAAGAAT